GATGCAAAGTCATGGATTAATGAAGAGTCTACACGATTCGTGTTCATGAACGGTCGTCACATCGATTTGATGACCATTATCACGATGCAGTATCCTCTGGGTATTACACCCAATCTGAGAACCAATGTAGATTTTATCTTCATTTTGCGTGAGAATATCCTGGGGAATCGTAGAAGAATCTACGAGAATTACGCAGGCATGTTTCCAACCTTTGATATGTTTTGTACCTTTATGGACCAGTGTACGGAGAACTATGAGGGCTTGGTGATTTGCAATAACGTCTCTTCGAATAAGTTGGAAGACCAGGTGTTCTGGTACAAGGCTTCGGACCATCCACCGTTCAAGTTATGTGACCCCTCCTTATGGGTCGACAATCGTCCGTTCCAATCTGCAATGTTGTCTTCGGACGACTACAATCCAATGAATATGCGAAAGAAGAATGAAGGACCGAGTGTGTGGGTCAAGAAGACCGATACGCGTTAATACTTGAAGAGAGGTGTGCGTATGCCGCGACGCGTCTTTCTGGCCTTCTTCATAGAACGCTTCTTGGTCTTGCGTCCACCGTTCATTACAGTGTCGACTGGCGCAGGTGCCTTGACCTCTTGGGTTAAGGTGGAGAGAGTGGCTGCTTCCTGTTCCTGTGTAGACTCCTTGTTGTTTTTGATATCCTCAATCTTCTTAACCAACTCCCTGTGAAGTGATTTCAATGAGTTCAACTCTTTCAATTGTTGAGCTTTCTTAGACATGGTCTCTTGCTGCTTGAGATAGTTTCCAATGGAATCGGAAAGGTTCTTGAGTTTGTTACCGGTGAGGCTTGCAACGTCTCCAATCGAAATGTAAGGTCCTACGATTTTCCAAAGTCCAGCTCCAATCAACGCGGCAGTCACGACATTGGGTGTAACGCATCCTAGAACACCTCCACTGACCATCTTAATAATCGCGAGCGCTTGAGACGCTGCAGCCGGGTTAATGATGGAAACAGTTGCAGCTCCTGCGACTACAAAGAGATTATCCGCCACTACGGCTCCTGCAAGTCCGCGTGTTGCATCCACAAACTCACTTCCCTTGGATTGAAACTCCCCACTCGCTGTAGCAGTTCGGCTTCTCTTTGCGAGTGGTTCACCTTTCTTAGCTGTTGGAGGAGGAGCGGTTCCCATCGAAAAGAAACCAGTTGTTGGAAGTGTAGAGGCTGCAGGAGCTGGTGGAACTTCCGTAGTTGCGGCGTCCACCTCAGCGAATCCACGCTTTCCAGCACCCCCTCGTCTCTTTCGGCCACCTGTTGGACCACCCGTTGGACATGTGTCCACCGACTCCAATAGTTCTCGAATTGCCGCATCTTCATCCTGTTGGGTAGGCTGCTTCATTTCAAGAAGAGTTGCTGCAGCTTGTCCCATCTCTTTTCCTTCCTGTATTGCAGTAGAGGATTCATAAGGACTATAGGGTTTAACACCTGTTTTTCGATCAGGTTTCATAACGGGCATCTTATTCTATTTCAAGATTTTACTCTCGTAGCGCGCCTTCGGAAGGATGAATGGGCTTGGACGCATCCTCCAACTGCTTGGCTGCATTCTCCTTCTTTCTACGCTCATTCTCCTCCTTCTGTGCCTTAATCTTAGCTTCACGCTCATCCGCAAAGAAGATCTCCTTGTTCGCCTCGTTCTCCTTGTATCGTCGCATGAGCTCGTTCAACTCCTTCTCGGCATACTGAACCTCGGGCATCAAGTGTTCGCTGGGGTCCCATGGAAGCCATGTACCGACCTTGCCGATGTACAAGTTGTCCTTGGGATACTTGCGTTGTAACACCTTCGCCATGACTTGTGCCTCCTCGACCGTTGGGAAACTGCGACGAACCTTGACTCCACGCACATTGGTTCGGAACTCGACCGAGTTATCAAACCTCTCTTGAAGGTCTTTCTCGTGCTTCAAGAGAAACACCTGCCACTGCTCGGGCACATCGGTCTCGCGAATTTCCTTATCGCGCACCTTACCAAACTCCTCTGCGTCTTTCAAGAGGTCGTCAATCTTGAGGCTGTATTTCTTGGATAAGAACGCCATGAGGTGCTCTAATCCCTTGACCTTCCAGTCGTAGTCCATGAACTTGATGAACTCCTCGAACATGAACTCCTGTTTCTGCTTGATGACCTTCTCCGGGCTGAGGAAGGACACAATGCAATATTTCTGTGTTGGGATCTCTGGGTCTTCGTCTAGGTAATCTACCCTCGAACCATCGTCTTCGTGTACAGGAAGAGTTTCGCGCCTTGACATCTTTATGTAAACAGGGCGTCTCCTTTGTAAGTTGTTTCTACGCAGAAGACAATGGGTTACGGATATTCCGAAACATTTCTAATTGTGTTCCTCACACACCCTAGCGTCATCATTCCAGACATTGCAATGTTATTGAAGATGGCTCCACAACTCCCTTCCGAACTTGCAGCGCTAGCCAATGTCCCTCCTCAATTGAATGCGTTGTGGCAAGTATTTTGGTTCTGGTTTCTCAGTCTACCCGGCGAGAAAAGCCCCGGATTTGGGTGGACGATGTATGCCGTCTACATCTTTTTCTTGATGGTTTATGCGTATTTGTTCGTGAGTTTGCGATTCATGAAGGGAGCATAAACTTTCGGGGTTACAGACAATGTATGAAGGGTGGACTCGCCTTTTAATTGTCTTCTTAACACATCCAGGCGTCTTGGTTCCCATTCCGTCGATTGGAATGATGGCATGGATTCGCGGACTCTGGCAAGCAAGTTGGGTGATGGTGATGCATAGTTTTTCAGAGGGCGACAAGAGCTACTTGGCGTCGATGGTCTATTGGATTATTCTGTGTGTAATGACGTACATTCAAGTGGCGATCGAATTGGCCAAGAGTTAAAAACTTTTCCATTCTATCTAACAAACATGGAGTCAAAGCCGAAGCCAACACCCGCTGGAATCGATATGAGTGATTTGATTATGCGCCTCGTGAAGTACCTTTTGGAAGGTCTTGCCGTCGCGGTTGCAGCCTATGTAATCCCTGGAAAGACCATGCGATGGAGCGAGGTCTCCATGATTGCATTGACCGCCACAGCCACCTTCGCCATCCTTGATATCTATGCCCCCTCGGTCGGCTCCTCTGCCCGCCAAGGTGCAGGCTTCGGTATTGGCGCTGGACTCGTTGGATTCCCCGCTTAAACCGGTTGAAGCAGCCGCGTCATCGTCGACACGATGGCTACACTCATCACCGAAGCATAATTGTGTTGCGTCACAGACATGACTTGTAATAACACCGAACACACTGGACTAGCAGTCGTCACCAACGAGCGGGCGACTTCTTCCCATGAATGCGGAACACACACCCAATCATACAACTTTGCACTTGCGTAATGAACTCCATAGTTCAACCCAAGTGACAGAGCCGAAGCCTTGAGGACGACCAACGCCATTTTCACTTATCCGTGAAATAGATTGTTAATGGGATACCTCGTGCGTTTCCAAGGAAAGTGGTACGAGCTCCACCCTAAGCCGTATGAAGCCGAGCGAATGACGACCGATGTTGCGTGGATTCAGATACGCGAAGGAGTGACGCCCGTCGAAGCCTATCGTCGGTGGTTTGAACGCCAACGCAAACTTTCTCGCCTTCTTCAACAATGAACATCGTCTTACTAGTCTTACTCTTTATCGCTCTCGGCATTCTCGCTTACAAGTTTTGGAAGCCCATCGTCCAGCCTCCCAAGCGTGAAGTGAAACCCAATGAAAGTAACCTGTATTTCTTCTACACCAACTGGTGTGGATTCTCACAAAAAGCCATGCCTGAATGGGCAAAGCTTGAAGGAAAACTCGCAACCGAATCGTATTTCGGCAAGACGCATGTGAACGCCATTCAAGTGGATTGTGAAAAGGACCGAGCTATGTGCACCTTATACGGAATCCAAGGCTACCCGAGCGTGATACTGGAAACCAAGTCAGGACTCATTGACTTTGATAAGAAGGTGACCTACTCGAACTTACTCGGATTTCTTCGGGACTCGCTGGGACAAGAACGCGAGCGTTTGTGAATAGCCTTCATCCAGTAATCGTTTGCGGTCACCCGGTGTGACTTCTTGAATCACATGGACCCTGTCTTCTTTGAACCACAGAGCATTCTTGGATTTCGGAGGACGCCGTTGACCTGCATAGAGCTGTTTTGCAAACTCCATGATGTTCCCATCCAAATCGGTTGGATACAATGATTTGGGCGAATACGACACTACAAAGGTCAAGCAGTCTTTGGGTAGGTAATCGTCCAGGTAATACATGTACAACCCTCCATCCACATAGACATGGTCATAAATCACCTGCGGTTGAAAGAAGCCAGGAATACAACAGGAAGCGCGTAATGCGGACAACAACGGTACTCGACCCGAGAAAAACACAGGCTTACGACGTGTCAAGTCCGATGCGCCAATGTAAAGCTTTTGTGGTGCGTCGTCAATGACTTTGCCTCGTAAATCCACACCCTGCTTTAAGAACGCATTCACAATTGACTCTTCGACATGGTCCATTTGGAATAATCCACAGCGTTGAACGAGGTTATAAACACATGCAAGTGTGACCTCTTTCACCACCGATTCCAAGTTCATTGAATCTTCAATCATTTGTTCAAGTTGCGGAAGCTTCAAGTTGAAGGCTACAGCAGTCGCAATCACTGCTCCAATGGAATACCCGTAGATTCCGTTAGGAAAGGTCAACGACTCTTGATATTCAGATAATGCTTTCAAACCTCCTACATGAAGGGTGCCTCGCATACCCCCTCCTCCAAATGCGATGGATGTGAACATTTGTATCTCTTTGTAGTAAGCATGTTGAAAGCTCGTGATGTTTGGGACGAACAAGAGGCACGCAAAGAACAACGAATGGCTGCGATGCGTCCTGTATTAGCGCAGCTGTATGCAAGAGTGCGTAAACAAGCCATTCATGCACCCAATGCACCGTATGTGGTCTTTGAAATTCCTGCCTATGTCTTCGGCTACCCGTTGTTTCAATTGTCCGAAGCACGAGAGTACTTAGTTGCTACACTTCAAACCTCGGGCTATTTGGTCTGGGTTGTCGATGAAAAGTATCTCTTCATTTCATGGATGAAGACTGTAGGTCGATCTGCAAACTATCGTCCTCCGTTGGTCACCAACTATCGTCCACAAGTCTATGACCCGTCTACACTCAATACGATGCGATGAAATCTTGTAGGATAACAATGAAGTTCTATCAAATGTACTTTTTCGTCTTGAAATTCATCGTCCTGCTTCAAGTCGTGATGATTGCCGCAGGGTTTGAAGTGGAACACAGTCCACTCTTTGCGTTTGTCGACATGCTCTTCAAGTTGTCGTTGGGATTGTTCTTGGGTATTTACTTCTGGGTGTTCACACCGAAGGGAATTGATTGGGAAGACGGAATTATTGTCTCGATTGGCGGATTTCTCATCTTACTAGACATTCATTTCGAGCCATTAGTGGGTATCTACGAACTACGCGACAAGACTCTTGCAAAGCTATTCTCACTAAAAAATGGATAGTTGTAGTGTAGTTACT